TGCATCTTGCTTCTGCGTCACTAATTCCTTTAAAATCAAGTTTAAAAGATTTTAATGCATTTGCGTGCAGTCCAAAATCAGTTCGTTTTGTAAAAGAATAAGGCAATTCGGTTTTTATTATAGAAGTCTCTTTTGAGAGCGGAACTGAATAAGTTGGCTGAAAAAAGAAATCCTTAGACCATTTGACCGTATCAACCGAAGCTGGAGTAATTGAAGATTGAGAGGTGTGACTCTCTCTACAATAATAAAACGAATCGTACAGATTACCTGTATTGCTTGGAAAGGTAGAACTTCCAGTGTATCTTACTACATCATACTTTTGATATGCTGTTGAAGTTGCCCAATTGCCTTTTATATTCGAACCAGTTATCAAAGGCTGATTCCAGTTTAAAACAGTTGAAATTTGATCTGTAGATAAAGCAACGTTTAACGTATATAGGTCATTTTCAACAAATGTATTGTCTATACTATTTAAAAATAAACTAATCGGCTTATATATCTGTGCTGGATCAGTGTATGAAAAATATCCTGTGCCGTTTAAGCCCTCAAAGAAACCAGCTAATTTTCTTGCATCTTCTTGTTTTCTGCTTTCAAAAGGCATGGTGATTTGCATTTGCAAATGATTGAGCGCCTTTGGCATTGTATAAATATAATTATCAACAGTTGTATATTCTGCAAGCTCTGATGAAAATGAAACTTGCATTCCATATGACGGAGCAAAAGGCAGGGATGACGGAATCGTCCCAGTTACGTTTTGGTCTCTGTCATAAAAGAAAGACATTAGATGAACCCTTGATAATTAAGCGTCATGGAGACTTCATCTGTAGCAGAGCTATTGATTGATTCTCCTATGAATTCCATATTATTAACCGTGAAAGTCGCCAATGAGCCTATAGCTATATTAATATTTTGCTTATTTGAGTCTACAATATAATCAAAAGCTCTTTTTGATTCATAATCGTATACGCCAAGAGTAAATTGAGCACTAACTCTATATGGCCTAATCGTTTCTACATCCATTGGGGCAGAGCCAGTTGGGTGATAAATAGGAGTGCGCGGACATTCAACTGTATATGTAAAAGCCTCAATTCTATTTGTTCCTGTGCCATCACATCGAATTAAAATATCACCTGGTCTAACAACTGATAACGGGTTGCTTTGAGAGCTTGTCGTAAACCCTAATCCAGTTCCAACATTACCGAAGATTGTAAAATCAGCGGACAACTGAGGATAATTGCCTACAGCGCAAGAAACATTAAAGGAATTTAAATAAGCAGATTGAAATGTAAAATTTTTATTATTATAAAACAAGCCGCCGCTTGCTTGTATCGCGCCAGTGTAATTTAAAATATGATCATTTTGACACAAATATTTTTGAATGCTTAAAGTTCCTTGAGGCGGACCACTTATAAAAGTATTAAACTTTCTATAACCAATAACACTTAAATGCTCAACAGGGATTGAATAGCCAAAATTTACATCAGAAACGCCAAGGATCTTGACGCCGCTGAGATAAAAATTACTTTCATAATTTGATACGGAAGATTTCATCCTTTAGTTTCGCGGCCTGAGTGATCCACCTAAACGCTTTTCCTCATTAATTGTTTCGAGCACTACAGCCTTAATCTTTTCCGACATTTTCTTGTAGTCTACGCCACCTTGATTTGATTCGCCTTGAGCTTTAGTTTCTGAAGATCCAGAATTTGTTACATTAACAGTAATATTAACTTCCGAAGAACCCCTTGTTTCTAATTTATTAGAAAGATTATCGAATTTTTCACCAAGCATTTCGCCGCCAGCGCCAACTTCACCGCCATTGGCAAATCTTGGAGTGCGGCCTTGATTGATGGAATCAAAGAATTGTTTTCCGTATTTCTTGGTGGCTTTATTACTCATTACATATTCGCCGTCCATAAGAAGAGCAGGAATTTTATCAACTGGGCCACCGCTTGCGTAACGCTTAATCATTCCACCGTAAGCCAATCCAGATCTAACCGCTAAAGCATTTGGAGCGCCCGCCTCCAACATTCCTGCCTGAGTGCTAGAATAAGGAACCGATGGTCCTCTCATCGCTCCAAGTCCAGCATTTATTGCTGCTGAAATTACTGTTTGCTTCAGTTGCTTTTGGAACGCTTTTCTCTGCTGTGTTCTATATTTTTCTCTCTGAGTAATTAAATCCAAACCTTGCTGTTGCGCTGATCGGATTTCCTGATTGGCTATATCATTTTCATTCAAAAGCGCGAATCTTGAAAGCCTCATGCTCTGATCTTCAAGATTGACAAACGCCGAAGACTGAGTCCCCCTCATCACATCAGTTGATCCGCTAGTTGTAACTTGATTTGCAAATCTAGTTAAATCCTTGTAGCCAGAAATTGCAGTTTGTCCGCGAGTACCAGGAAGAAAAATATCACCCCCAGCAGCAAACCTAGGCATTCCGCCAGAATTCATTTTTTCAAGATTTGCGGCGCCATATTTTTCCACAGAAGATTTGCGAATAACATACTCGCCTTGACTAAGCATCGCTGGCACATCGTCTTTGTATCCGCTACCCCCAGTAACCAATCCGCCAGTTGCGTACCCTTTTATAATTTTTCCGCCACTAACAAAACCACCAGTAGCTCCTTGAGCCGGACCTTTTGGAAATACAGTTGGGAAAGCATTCTGCAAACCAATCATTGCCTGATTAGAAGCCTGCTGCAAGAATGCATTCTGCATAGTCTTCAAAAAGTTCATCGCAACATTTTGCAAAGCAGCGCCAAGATCATCAGTTTGAGAAATTGCCGCTCCTAAAGCGTCCCTCATTCCATCTCTAAATGCGAGAGTAGTATTTTTAGCGAATGTCTCTTGGAAGTTTTCAGACTCTTGTTCAATTTCGTTAAATGCCGCAAACATTCCTGCTTTGGCTGGAGATTCAGCCCTTAGTTGAGCGAGTTTTGTTTGAAATTCTATTTGTCTTTGCTGTTGTTTATTATATTCTTCCAGCAGGATTTTTGCTTGCTCAACCGTTAAATTATATTTCGCTAGCGCATCTTGGCTTCGTTCTATAGCATTTTCTATTTCAGCTAATTGTGCAGAATCTTCTTTTGAAAAAATATCTTGTCCAAAATCTAGCGAAAGATTTTGTCTTATAAATAATGCATTTCTTGCGTCTTTTAATTTTTGTAAAGTTTCTTCAAGTTTAGAAACACTACCTGCATTTCTCAATGCTTTTGCGCTTGCGTCTATAAACTCTTTACCAAGAGATGAAGCTCCCTTTACATTAGAGATAATTGAACCTCTTAATTCTTCAAAGCTATTTCTTTGAACGTCAGCAAAATCATTATCAATTTTTCTTTGAGCGGATAATTTGGCAAATTCTGCTCTTAGTTTTGCTAACTGAGCCTCTTGTTCTCTAGTGGCATATGGCTGAGTTGCAATTTGATTTTCTAATTGAGCGACAGGAGTTCTTGCGCGAGCTTCTTCTAATGCTCTGCCTCCAGTAATCCTAATGTCTTCAAGGTCTTTTTGATTCTTAAAACTGTCCTCCAAATAGCTTAATCTTAATTTTTCTATATCTAAAGCTGTTTTCGCCTCTTTATTTGCGGCTTGTCTTTCTGTTGTAATATTTTTTTCTACAACCAATTGACCATCTTTTATTCTGAACTCAGAAAGAGCATTCTTAATTTTAATTCCAGCTTCACTATTTCCCTGAATGCCTAACGCATTCAACTCTTTTTCAATATCGGTTATTTTTTCTCCTGCTTCTAGTCTTTTTCTTAAGACATCTAATTTTTGTTGATCGGCAGTTGCAAGTCCTGCTTGAGATAGTTCTTTGACTGTATTTAAAAGAATTGATTTTTTTAAATCATCTCTTTTTTCATCTAATTGAGTCAACGCTTCGACATCTTGCAAGTTTTGTTTTTGCGCTTCTGTAAGAAAAATAGAATTTTTAATAAAATCAGACTGTCTTTTTGCCCTTAGTTCCAAGGCCGCATTTTCCCCTCTGGCATTAGCTTCATTTAAGGCTGCTATTTGTGTAGTCAAAGCAACTCTTTTAATTAATTCATTGGCAGCTTTTTTTTCAGCGTCGGTTGCCGTTCTTTGTCCTTGGGTAATTTCTCTTAATTTTCTCGCGGCGGCTGTTCTTTTTTCTTCTATTTCTAGAAGAAGAAGCGCTTTCTGCTCTTCCTCTTTTTGTTTTTGGGCGTATCTTTCAGATAAAGCTCGTTCCTGATCGATTTCTGGTAAATTTTTTATACTTTCTTGAAACTTTGCAAATTCTTCTTGTTGTTTTTGTCTTTTTCTTGTAACTTCATCCGTAGCTTCATCTGGCATTGCTCCATCAACCAACGCTTGTCTAAATTTTGCGCCTGGTGCAGTTGTTGGCTCTAATAAAAATTCAGATCTAGCAAAATCACTCTGTTTTCTTCTTTCAGCTTCCAACTCTCTTATTCTTGTAAGAACTAATTTTCTACTCTCTTCTGGGGTCTTGCCTTCTGTCAATTTTGCCAAATCCTCCTCTTCTGATTTCTGGGCTCTAGTTCTTGTATCCGTTTCTATTTTATTTTTTCTTTCCTGAGCTTCAGTACGAGCTTCAGTAACCAATCCTGTCACCACTCCAATTGCAGCGCCAACTGGACCAGCAAAACCTGCTACTTTACCAAGAGTTCCTAATAAACCAGTTTTACCTTCAGTTAAACCTTTAGCCAAATCGCCAAAAGATTGACCTAAAAGCGCTCCCTGTGAAGCGCTTTGAGCTACATTTGCAAGACCAACAGCAAGTTTTGCAACCGCGCTTTCTGAATTTCCAAAAGCTTGCTGAAGTGAATTTGCGGCAAGAGTTAAACCAGAAAAAGCATAAAATGTTTTTTCTAAAGTAAGTGCCTGTTTTTTCTCTTGCTTATCTTTGTTGTCATCGCCAGAAGCGGCATTTCCCGTTGTGGTTTTTGGATCGGCAGGAGGAGTTATTGCTCCTTTAGCTGCCGCAAGTCCAGCAGCAACTGCGGTAGTAATAGTTCCAGCAGCATTCTTTGCCCCAGTTACAATTCCTCCTATTATGGTATTAGCTATTGCGGGAGATGCTGCTGTTACAGCAGGGGCAGAAGCTGCGCTAGTTCCTGGAACAACTCCCGGTCCAAGAGTTGGACCACTCGATGTTCCAACTGATACAGGACCAATTGGGCGACTAAGTGCTTGTATTGTTCTTTCTTTTAGTTTTTCTGAAGCGGCAATTAATTCGTCTTGTGTCTTTTGCCCAATTTTAAATTTATTTGCACTATTGGCTATATCTTCTTTTAGTTTAGGGAAAGCGGCATTAAGTTCCTCGACGCTTTTATTAGCTTCAGCAAAGGTTCTTGCAATCTTGTCAACTTCTCTTGTGAACGCTCTAAATTCATCAGACTTTACTTCTGGCCCTTTTTCCAATCCTGCTGTTATCTTTCCTGAAGCTGGATCAGCGAAATTCGGAATAAAAGCTTTTGCTGCTGCGGCCTTTCTTCCGTTCTTCTCATTTATTCTGTTAGAAGGAACTTTTCCATTTGGCTCATCTTTGGTATTTATGACTGCAATCCCTTCTGGATTGCGGGTTGTCATTAAACGATCATCTCTTGTTACGCGCACCTGAGAGGGATTAATTCCAGCAGCGATTTCTCTATTAACAGCCTCTTTCAGTGGATCAGCAAAGTTTGGAATATACCCTTTCGCCGCAGATCCAAAATCAACCAAAGATCTGATAGAATCTCTGCCACCTTGTTTTTGCGCTATTTCCGACAATTTTTTCGCAACTATTGGATCTAAACGTTTTACGTAGCCTAAATCCCCCATCTCCAAAGCATCTAAATTAAACAGCATTCCAAAACTTCTACCCATTCCTGCGACAATTTTTTCCTTGTTCTGATTAAGATAGTCCTTGTCCTCTTGAGTTATTGGAAGTTTTGTTTTTGCAGTCTTTTGCGCCGCAACTCTTGGATTATTTAATGAACTTACTTTTGTAAGTTGAGAAAGTTTTAACGACGCTGCATCTTTTTCTCCTTGTGGAGCGGCAGGGTCTGAGACGATTCTTCTCATTGCGTCTATTGCGTTTTGAGAAGCAAAATTTGGAATAAACCCAAAAGCACCGCGATTTCTTAAATTTGCATTTATACCGCGAGATCCAAGAGCAGCTAAATTAGCTTCTTCGTCATCAACAATGTTTCTTCCTGTGCCTTCGGCTAAAAGAAGTTTTCTTTCTGGACCGTAAAGTTTTCTTTCTCCTCTTTTTCCTTGTGTTCTGCGACTATCAAACATTGAACCTACAGGAAACACCTTATCAACTTTCAGCCCTAGTCTTTGTGCCGTCTGTCTAATTGGATCTTTAAATTGTATTGGTCTTATTGTTGCAATATCAAATTCAGCTTTTGAAGCGACTAGTTCTTTTCCAATTGGCAGCAAGTCTGTTGTTTGCAGCTTTTGAAGCGACTGGATATATTCTTCTGACTTTCCCGATATCTTTGGAATAATTGTGCCATCCCAATCGTACATTTCAGAAAGCTTTTCGGCATAATTTGGCACATAACCCATTGCTGCAATCTTTTTGTATGCGGTATTTTTTATTATTTGATCGGCAAACTTTCCTTTTGTTGCTGCGCTTATTTTATAATCTGCAAATTTTTCTGGAGTTTTTATTCCAAACAAATCTTTTAGATCTGGAGTTAAAGAAGTTACATCGAATGTAACATTTTCATCGTTAGACGCTTTTTTGTTTTGTGCTGGATTTGCAACTTTTTGAATTGCAACTTCAAATACAGATCCTGCAACGGCAGACAAAGAACCCTTAGCCCCTTCAGTGGGCTTATACAGTTCATAAAAACTTTTTTCATCTATTTTCTCTGATAAAGGATCGAACGCATTTACTATTTCTGCGCCCGTTTTTGATATAGCATCTTTAACAATGTCAAAAACTTTTGGAACATTGTTTATTTTTCTTTTTTTTAAACCTTTTTCAGACAAACCATAAGCTCTAAATTTTACTCGATCAGCAGTTTTTCTAGACTTTTCTTCGGTTGGCACAACACCTAAATTCAAAGACTGCTCGTTGACTTTTTGTGCATCTTCTTCTGACGGAAGAAGCATTGTCGCTCGGCCTAGACCGCTTACTGTTTTTTCTTTTTTGACGAAACTTGGTATATAACCAGCCGCTGCATTTTGTATAGCAACTTTGCTTGTTGACGAGTAAAGATTATTTGCGGCTATTTGATCAGCAAAAGCTCTTCCTGTACTTTTTGGATTTCCTTCGATTTTACTATCGGCATCTGTCTCTCCTCTATTTACTCCGAAAAGCCTTTTAATAATATCAGTTACCTTAAAGTCTAATTTGCCAGAACCAAGCTCTGCTTGTTGGGCTTTTAATAAGTCTTTATTAATTTCTCCTTGAACACCTGTTCTAATAGCTGTTTCAAAAATGCCGCCACCAAGCGAAGAAAACCCAGACACTGCTCCTTTAGAAGCAAGAAAAGCATTTTTCACATCTGCGTCAGAGATCTGAATGCCAGTAGCTGGACCTCCTAAAGACTTTGAATACTCTGCCGCATATTCATAAGAATATTTCTTTGCAATATCTAATCCAAACGCCTGCACATCAGCTTCAATATTAGTTAGATCGCCGCTCTTTTTTAAGCCCTCTGATTGAAAGGCTTCTTGATTCAATCCGTATGTATGATATTTTACATAATCAACGCCGAGTTTTTTGCCTTTATCTTTCGTTTGAAATCCAAAACTTAAAGGCTTATTCAAATGAGCTTCCATTATTCGCTCATTTTTTTTATCTGGCACAAGCATTGCAGAGCGACCTCTAGCATCTGCAATTGTTATTGAATCTCTTTGTTCTGCTTGAGCTTCTGAAGCTTGAGATTGCGCTTTTTGAGCAAAATTTGGAATATAACCAGTTGCGGCATTTTTTACAATTCCAAAATTTTTAGCTTTTGATTTTACCTTGTCGATAAAATCAAATTGATTTAGCGGCGCATATTTTGTGCCCGCGATCTGCTTCTCTGATCTCAAATCTCCTTCTCCAGCGCCCTTTTCTTCTCTGCCGCTTCTTCTGGCAATAATTTCCATATTGCCAGCATATAGATATGAGACCTTACCGCCACTTACATTTACTGCGCTGATAATTGATTCAAGATTAGCTGAAATTCCTCCGTCTTTTGTTCTAGCGGCGCCAGAAAGAATATCAATCTCTGTTGCTTTATCAGCATCTTCTGGCTTTGTAATAAAGGTTCCGCCTGATGCAGCAAAAGTTGTTTTACCTGTGCCCGCTGGACCTAAAATTAAATTCTTTTTAACATTAGATGCTAAAATTTTCTTCAGTAGCGCATTTTTGTCTGCTGGTAATCTATCTGAATCATAAATATATTTGCCGTCTGCAAAATTGGGAATGTAGCCAGTTGCTGCATTTATCTTCTTGGCGTTTTCTGGCTTTCCGTATTTGCGAACCATATCTTTATTGAAGATAGCGGTTCCATCACCACCATTATAATTAGGAACAATATATTCGCTTGTATTTGCGTACATTGTGCCTTTCTTGCCTCCACCAAAAGAGAAATTAGGGATCTTAACTACCTTTGCATTCTTGTCCGCACCACCAACGCCTCGCTTTACATCCGCAGCTTCTTGCGCTGGGAGATATCCATCTGCTGCCCTGCGTTTTACAGTTCCGCTAGTAGCAGAAAGACCACCCTGCACTAAAGCAGGAGCAACAGAAGTTGCTATGGATTGAACTCTCTCAAGAGCAGAAATTTGGCGGTTATAAACATTTAGCAAATACTCCTCTTGCTTGGCTCTATTTCCGCTCAAAGCAAGAATTGACGCCATTACATCTCTGTCCTTGATCAAAGTATTTACAACGGCTTGTTCAAGAGCTTGTCGCTCTCTAACTTGCTGGTTAATACCTAAAATTGTTTTTAAAGACTCAACGCCGAATTGGGCAATATCTTTTGTTAGCTTTATAAAGATAGCTCCAATAATTGGCAAGCCAACAGTAAAGAAAACATCAGAAATACCTTTGATCAGACCTTTTGCGATGTTACCGCCAGTTGTTTCCGAATCTAAAAGCTTATTGAAGCCATCTAATAAATCATTAACGAATTTCAGTATGCTTGTTAAGCTCTCTGTCACGCCAATTTCAGCAAGCTTATTGAATAACTGAGTAACAGAAACAGTCGTAAGATTTATCTGAGCAGCAAGAGTTTTATTTAACTCTATTTGTCTTTCGTAAGCTTGATTTTGTGCTGATCCTGAAATTTCAACAACCTCGGCAAACTTACCGTTCGCAGCATTCAAATCATTTAAAAGAGCAGAAAGAATGTTAATATTATATTTGCTAGCAATTGCCTCTAAAACCTGAACTCTTTCACCTCCAGAAAGGCTTTCGATCTTTGTGGCTACTTCCTGAAGAAGAGGGATAGCTCCTTTTAATCCCCCTTGGGCATTTAAAGACTCTACGCCAATAGATCTTAACGCATTGACCGTTTCATCACTTCTCAGTCTTGTGAAAATTGTCTTTAATGCGTTACCGATTACTGCACCACCGCGAGCAGTTCTCTCTTGAGTAATTGTGATAGCCGCATTAAGTTCATCGAATGAAACGCCAACTTCTTGAGCAATTGAGCCTGCGCGAGCTAAACCATTGGCAAGGTCTTCCGCCGAAACCGCGAATTTAGTGTCAACTGCAACAAGCTTATTTAGAATTTCAGAAGTTGTAATCCCTGAGTCTGAAAATGAGTTTGTTGCCGCAGTTAAAACATCAACCGCTTCTGCCGCATTTAATGTAGTAAATCTTACAAGAGTAAGAGCATCATTTGTTCTTCTGATCGTCTCATCAGTGCTTAAACCTTGACGAGAGAATTCAAGAGCAGCTTGAGCGGCTACTTTAAAACTTTGACTAGTATTTTTTGCGACATCAAAAATAGAATCGCCAAATTTCGAAAGCTCTGCCCCAGATTGGCCTGAGATAGCAGCAATATCCGCTAATATCTTCTGAACTTCTACACCTGTTCTAAGTAGTTCAGCAAAAGCACCTTGAATACCATTAATAATTCCAACTGAAGCGCCGAATGCGATAACACGGGCATTCGATGCCGCAATTGACTTTTCGAACTCAGTCGCCAAACCAGTGATTCTTCCTAGCGGCTGAGAGAGGTTTTTGAATGATCTTGAATCAATGTCAACCGGAACGTTAATTCCGCCAACTTGTTTAACCGCATTTTGAATGGATTGCGATAATCCAGTTTGAGTGACCGGGACTGTGATTCCTTTTGCCATCCTTTACCTTTTAGCTTATTTACACGGAAAAATTACATCTCTCCATGTAATTTCATTAACTCTTCCATAGTTAAATTTTTCTTTTCTTTCATTACATCATTGACCATTTTAGTGTCTTTTGACTTTGAAACTTCATCTTTTGATGCCCCGAATACCATTTCTGCGCTAGAATTGGCTGAAGATTTCTTTCTGCTTTTATTAAACTTTTCTTCAGCTTTTGTTTTATCGACATATTTCAATAGTTCTTCAGGATCGTTCATTATCTTTTCTGGAATATTTTCATTATTTTCAAAAATATTTTTAAAAACTTTTCCGTAAATTAAAACCCTTGTTTGAAGCTCAGTAAATTCACAAAGCGGCTTTCCCAAAAAATCATTTGGACTATCCAAAACAATATAATAAGGTTTATAAAAATCAGCCAGCGCTATTCTTTGAGTACAGAGGTCGTCGAATTCTTTATAAAATTCATTGTAAAAAAGTATATATTTGCCTAACTCAGAGTGAGACATTTCCTCAAAATATTCTAAATCAAAATACTTTTCTGTAAAACTTCTATTTTTGTAGAGACTTAAGTAAAGCACGTAATCATTCGATCTATTAGCTGCATAATCCTCCTTTGTTTTGCCCAAAATTTCTCTTCTTTCTTCAAGCTTGTTTCTCAATTTCTCCTCTTCGCTTTTTAAATCTTTTTCTATAACATCTATATCTCTTTGCTTGAAAAGATTTTTTTTAGTGACCTTCATTCTTTCGATGAAGTCTTCGCTTGTTTTTATTTCTTTCTCATCTTTTTCACTCCAAAAATCCTCATCAATAGCCTTTTCCAAAGCATCCTTTTCTGAAGGAAGCCCTAGCTTACCAGCGTAATCAAAGAATTCTTGATACTTTGAATACAAAAAACACCTCTCATCATTGGAGAGGTGTTTAATATATATAGTTTCTTTTTCTAACCTTCTTTCAGAGAATCCTTTTATTATTTCATTAAATCTTATAAAAAGCTGGTTATGTAGTAAATGTTCCGTTTTCAATGTCGGAATTTAGCTTTTCAAAATCCTCCTTCTTTGCGTTCTTGCTGTAATACCAGAACGAAACAAAGGTAGCGAGCTTTCTATAAGCTTTTGAATAAATAGGATCTTCAGTTTCATCCATCTTATGAAGAGACGCTTCTTTTTCTTCTGTGGATTGCCCTTCGAACAAAGGCTGAATTGGGCCATCACCTTCTTGCTTATGCGCCATATGCAAGCAGAACCAGCGAATTACGTTGTTTACTGCAATCGAATCCGCAGTATTTTCGAATAGATTAGCATAAGCAGACTCATATTCTAGCATTGTTCTCTTAGCGGACATAATCGTTTCAATAATTTCATCTTCAGCTACTTTATCTCTCTCTGATCTTGAGATCATTTTTGAATACTCGTCTTGCTTTGAAATAACAAAAGCATTCAGTCTTGCGAGTTCTTTTCGATCTTCTTCCAGAATAAAACCGCCAGAATCAGAATATTTCTTAAGAAGCATTCCTTTTGTCAGAATGCCCTTTTTAATGCAGTTTGACATTTCAATACTGAACTGCATATCAGCATCTTCAATATTCTTTCTTGAGGGATTCTTGATGATGATCTTTACAGGAACATCTTCTTTTACCTTTTGAGTGACAGAGATAGTCTTGCCATTCTCCTCTTTTGTCTCGGTCTTCTCAACTTCTTTGTTAACT